AGATTGAGGAGCAACAAAATTAGGTATGTTTTCCTTCAATTCCTCTAGATAAATTGGTTTTATTTTTTGGATGGCGGATATTTCTGCACCATATCTGTAATTTTGGGTTTCCAAACTCTCTTTTATTCGAAGCTGAACATCTGGATAATCACTAAATTTGTTTTTCCAATCGTTAAGCGAATGAATTTTTCCAAAGTAAATAATTGCACAAATTGCTTTTATGGGTTTGCTTATATACATATATGCCATTGTGCAATCTTTTGGAAACCTCCTTCTGTATTCTATTAGTTTCGTTTGACTCGTTATTTTATCGTAAATTTTTGGCCAAAAACTCATAACTGGGGTCATTTTTTCCTCCTTAATATGTATTATTTAAGTATTGGCGTTCTAACATTCTCATTTCTGTTAAAATACAATTCTGAGTACTCTGTTCCACAGAATATCTCAAGCATTTTATCTAAATGCCATAAGGTTTCTTTTTTCCTTAATTCCTCAAGTGGCATCCAGAATATTTCTCCCTCTGATGACGATTGTATACGGCCGGAATATGTGTTGGTCTTATACAAGAAAACCATATAGCGAGAACCGTCAAATTCTATCCAGTCCTTTATACCACAGAACTGAAGATTACTAATCGTTAGTCCCGTTTCTTCTTGGATTTCTCGTATCATTGAATCGACAACGGATTCATTGCTTTCTATGTGACCGCCTGGGAAAATTAATCCTTTGGAGTTGTGTACAAGCTTTTCTTCGACAAGTACATTGCCTTGCCCGTCAAAGATCATACACATATTTGTTAGTTCAACTGGGATTTTACGATTCATTCGTTCCACCTCAATCCTTTAGGGAAGAGAGTATCAGTATGTGGTTCATATGTAATCGGTCCAACCGTGCTGATGACTTTTGCAAGCCGTTTATCTTTTTTTTACATAAATATTGGACAGAAGGACTGTCTTGATTCAAGGTGACGATAGCGGCCATAGAAGCTCCTTGTGTACACACCGTCTGTAAATTTTCTAAGCCGTGGTGTGTTTATATCGAATTTATTTAATTATAACACACTGCAACGAAGGCTACTACAGGTACAGCACAACCGTACTTACCATTTAGTACAAGTAATGAAAAATGCGGATGCTCATCATGGGCATCCGTGTTTTTTTACCCTTTAAGGTACTTAACGATAGGCATTCTGTCCTGTTACTTCTGAAAGGTTATTTTTCAGGAGGTTTTAAGGATGAAAGGTGAACAAAAACAAAGACTGAATGCGCTGCGCAGGAGCGGCGCCGGGTACGGGCAGATTGCGGATGCGCTTGAAATATCTATAAATACAGTAAAGTCATTCTGCAGACGGCATGGTCTGTCATCAGCTGCAAAGCCATCAGTCTGTGAGCAGTGCGGCAGAACGATTGAACAGAATCCTGGACGGAAGCGGAAACGTTTCTGCTCGGTTTTATGCCGGAACAAATGGTGGAACACCCATCTGGAGCTAGTGAAGCGGAAGGCAGTCTATACATTCATCTGTCCGAACTGCGGCAAGGAATTCAGAGTCTACGGCAACAGCCATCGGAAATTCTGCTCCCATGCCTGCTATATCGAATACCGATTCGGGGGTGGACACCATGGATAAAAGGGTGTTTCACAATGAAGCAGCCTTCTAGGTGACGATGCATCTGGCGAGGACGATGCTGGCAGAGAAAATCATCACTGAGAAGGCGTACCGGGATTTCGAGCAGGAGATGCTCCTCAAATATCAGCCCTTTTCCGGCGATTTATACACTTGCTTATGGAGAGGACGAATATTGGATCAGGGTGGCAACCCGCTACGATGAAAGCAAACTTTTACACTACCTTATGATAACAGTAGATGGTGAAAGTTACCGTTTGAATGCGATCCCCCTGGATAGCAAACATTACTATGTGGCATCTTCTGCTAACAGAAAGCGCGGTAGTGTGGCAGATACGATGCACTATTTCTCGTTGAATCGTTACTATGCTATTCCAACCGACCTCGCTTTTAAATTATTAAATGCCAAAGACATTATGATTACTTATGAAACAGACAAGCGAATTAACTGTGATGTTCAGGTAAACCAAGAATTTATTAAAGGACTAAATAAAGCTTATTCTTTGAGATACGCCAATTTTAATAATTACTGGAAGCCGGTTGACATGCGGTTAAAGCGGCAGCAGGAAGGAGAGGCAATATAAAAAGAGATTTAGCGATGTAAAAATCAAGTTATAACTTTTTCTATTTTCTTACATATCGCACAAATTTATGCGTTATCAAATTTTTTCTTGGCTTTTTCGCAACTGCAAGGTATAATATAAAGGAATAATTTTTGACGCATTGTGAGTGCGGAGGGATTACAATGACTAAAGCAAAAATTAGTTATAAAAAACTATGGAAACTGCTGATTGATAAGGATATGAAAAAGAAAGATCTTCAGAAAATGGCTGGAATTAGTTCATCTTCCATTGCTAAGCTAGGAAGGAATGAAAACGTCAATACGGAAATCTTAAGGAAAATCTGTATTGCCCTCGATTGCGACACATGCGACATTATGGAAATGGAGAGTGAAGAGGATTGATTCCTCGTCCGAATTATGCTTAGAAGATATAAAACAGTTGATTTATTCAGCGGATGTGGTGGCATGTCTCTTGGATTTCAGAACGCAGGATTTGAAATACTTGCTGCTTACGATAACTGGAAACCCGCCATTGAGGTATATGAAAAGAATTTTAATCATCCTATACATCATGAAGATTTGAACGATGAGAAAGCACAGCAAGAAATAAAAAGGCTACGCCCAAATGTGATTATTGGCGGCCCTCCTTGTCAAGACTTCTCCTCTGCTGGGCATAGAAATATTCATCTCGGAAGAGCTACTTTAACATACACATACAGAGACATTGTTCTCCAGGTTATGCCAAAGTATTTTGTCATGGAGAACGTGCCTGAAATAACTAAGAGTTCAATTCTTACAGAAGTGAAACAAAGCTTCAAAGAGGCAGGATACGGGCTAACCGAAAAAGTGCTGGATGCGAGTTATTGTGGCGTACCGCAGTCTCGGAAACGCTTTTTCTTAATTGGGTGCAGAGATGGTGAAGACGATTTCCTTCAAAAAGAATTAGAAAGCCATTTGGCAGATAAACCGATGTCTATGTATGATTATTTTGGGGATTCTCTTGGAACAAAATACTATTTCCGCGTACCGCGTAGCTATAACCGGCGCGGTGTATTCAGTATCTATGAGCCGTGCCAAACGATACGGGGTGTGGACCGTCCGATTCCTCCTGGATACAAAGGCCACCCAGCCGATCCTGTTCCGATAGGACCACAGGTACGTGCATTAACAATTGAAGAGCGAAGTTGGGTACAAACATTTCCAAAGGAGTTTAAATTTTTCGGAAACAAGACGAATCTAAATCATATGATTGGAAATGCTGTGCCAGTAAAATTGGCAGAATATGTTGCAATGGCTTTGCGAAATTATGACAGAAAAAGAAAGAGCAAAACTAGAAATGCGAACAGTTGATTTATTTTGCGGATGTGGCGGGATGTCTCTCGGATTTCAAAATGCTGGATTCGATATAGTTGCGGCATTCGATAATTGGGAACCAGCAGTTAGTATTTACCAGAAGAATTTCAGGCATCCCATATACAAAGCAGATTTAAATGATGAAGAACCAGAGAAACAAATAGAGGCCCTCCATCCAGATATCATTATCGGAGGGCCGCCATGTCAAGATTTCTCCATTGCAGGTCATCGCAATATGGGTGCGAGGGCAAATCTTACAATTCGGTATGCAGAAATTGTTGCACATCTCAAACCCCAATGGTTCGTCATGGAAAACGTATATAACATAGAAAGGATGCCTGTTCTTCCTAAAGCACTAAAGATTTTTAAAGACGCAGGCTACGGCCTGACAAAGCGTGTTCTCAATGCAAGTTACTGCGGTGTTCCGCAAGCACGCAGACGCTATATTTTAATTGGGCATATGAATGACAAGGATGATTTTCTCGGGGAACTTCTCGACTCTCGGCAGAGCAAAAAAGCCTTGACGGTCTATGATTATCTCGGAGACTCTCTGCATACTAAGTTTTATTATATGCATCCAAGAAGTTACAACCGTAGAGCTGTTTTCAGTATTTATGAACCGAGTGCAACTATTCGTGGCGTCAATCGTCCTATTCCCAAGAACTATAAACGGCACCATGCTGACAAAGCAGACATAACTGATGGAGTACGTGCCTTGACATCGAAGGAGCGTAGCTATATTCAGACATTTCCGGAGTGGTTTGAGTTCGAGGGAAAGAAAACGGATGTGGAACAGGCTATTGGGAACGCAGTGCCTGTAAAGCTAGCTGAATTCATTGCCGGTTGCATCAGGGATTATGAAAAGCAGAAAGAGGATTAACCTATCATATGAGTGCAGACATCGATTCCATACAAGAAAAAGTCAAAGCCCTTGGTTCTGTTTCTCGTAGCACGGATTTTTTAGAAGGTTTTCTGCGTGCTTTTGATTTTCCTGCCGCGACGATAGAACGACTGAAATCCACAAGGAATTACAACGTGAACGATGGCGTAACAGTTGGAAGGCAACTCTACTTTCTCTCTTCAGAAGGAAGCAATTTATATTCTGACTTAAATATTCTCAAATGGAACGGAATGTCTGCTTTTAATGTACGATTCATTATAATATCAAATTCCAATGAGATACTTGCTTTCGATTTGAAAACAAAGGAAACACTCCTTTCAGCAAAGGAAGAATTATATAAGCACGTCGATTTCTTCTTCCCTCTGATTGGTAAGGAAAAGCCGGAAATCGAGGCAAATGTTGCTGTTAACATTCAAGTCAGTGAAAAGTTTGCACAGTTATATAACGAATGTAGGCTTGATAATAACAAAATTTCTATTGAAGATATTAATGAGCTTATCTGTCGGCTCCTATTCTGCTGTGTAATAAATGGCATGGGGCTATTAATGAATGGTAACGATTCTCTATTTATTTTTGCGCAGAAATTTTCTGACGAATCTGGCTCTGATTTCTCAATTTTCCTTCATAGACTTTTTGGGGCGATTCACCAAAAGGATAGAAGTAATCTGCCAATACAGTTTAGGCAGGTAAATTATATTGATTCTCGTCTGTTTCTGAACGATCTTTCTCATATCCAATTTACAAAAAGTACTCGCTCTTTAGCTCTAGAGATTATTGCACTTAATTGGTCTAAAGTCGATCCAGAAATTCTTGGAGCTCTAATTCAAGCAATTGTTACACCGAGTGATGAAAACATAACAGGTAACTTTACTGCCACTTCGAATATTCAGAAAGTAATTAGACCACTGTTTCTTGATAAACTCTATGAAGAGTTTGAGCATGCCAAAGGAAATGATCGTGCTCTAGTGAATCTGATAGACAGGATACGTCATATACATATTTTTGATGTATCCTGTGGTAGCGGAAATTTTCTGCTTGTGTCCTACTACGAGTTAAACTTGTTACTGAAAAAAGTATCAAATGCTTGTGGATTTAAATCTGTACCCGCCATGCCAGCTGAGAATTTTTATGGTATAGAGTCGAAGCGTTTCTCCTGCGATATCGCTCGCATGGGACTTCTTTTTGTTGTTATGCAATGCGGAAAACCAACGCTAGAGTCATTGCTTTCAAACATTGGAATTTTATTTAGCTCAAACATCGTGAATGCCAACCCTTTGCGCATTTCGTGGGAATTTATTTGTCCTGGCAATACAGAGACATATATTTTAGGGAATCCCTCTTACAGAGGAGCACGTCGGCGCACGCCCAAACAGACTTCAGATATGGAATTTGTTTTCAAGGGGTGTTCTGATTATAAAAATCTTGATTATGCATCCTGTTGGTTTTTCCTTGCAACAAAATATATCCATTTACACGGTGGAGCATTTGCTTTTGTTACCACGAATTCATTGACGCAAGGCGAGCAGGTTAGTCTACTTTGGCCCAAACTTTATGAATATGATGTCCATATCAAATTTGGGCATAAAGCTTTCAAATGGCGGAATGACGCAAGAAATACGACTGCTGTAACAGTGGTAATTGTTGGGGTGGCAACTAACGCAGATACTGAAAGGTGTCGGCTATATGCAGAAACTAATATGACTGAACCCCCGCATATAAGCCCTTATCTTACTCCTGGGTCCACAATTGTTCATAAGTCAAAACACCCTATAAGCGCACTACCAATGATGGTAAAAGGTGATATGCCCTATGATGGGGGATACCTTCTCATGAACCAAAACGAGAAAGAGCGTATGGTGCAAACTGACCCACGTGTCGGGCGTTATCTGCGAAAAATCGTCGGGTCAAAAGAATTCATCAACGGTATTGAGCGCTGGTGTTTATGGATACCTGACAAAGAGGCAGAGGATGCCTTGAAAATCCCTGCAATAAGTGAAAGAGTTTCAAAGGTCCGCGAACTACGTCTACGAAAGTCAGATTCAAATGCTAGAAAGCTTGCCGAGTATCCTTATCGCTTTAGAGAAATGCGGGAAACCCATAAAAACTCTCTTGTCATCCCATCCGTATCTTCAGAGAACAGGGAATATATACCGGTAGGATTCATCACCTCGAAAACGATAGTGTCAAATCTCGCCTTTGTAATTTATGACTGTGACCCTTGGATTTTTGGCGTTGTATCTTCAAAGATGCATAATATCTGGATAAAAGCTGTATGTGGGGGACTGGAAACTCGAATTCGTTACTCAAATGAACTTGGATATAATACTTTCCCGTTTCCACCTGTTTCGGAAGATCAGCGCAACGAAATAAAGCGACTCTCATACGAAGTAATCGCAGCACGCGAAAAAGAACCTGATATGACGTATGCAGATATGTACAAAAAAGATTCTATGAGTGATGATCTCCGCTTTGCCCATCGTATGCTAGATATACAGATAGAGAAATGCTATCGAGATGAGCCATTTGTAAATGACGGAGAACGACTTGATTGTTTATTTGAACTCTATGAAAGGATTATAAAAAACGATGGTTAACGTCATAAATATACAATATGAAGCAACTGGTAAGTCAACTTCCCTTAACTCCATGGGTATGCGTCCTATGCAGGAACGAGCATATGCTGCGAGAAACTCACAGTACATTCTCCTGAAAGCACCTCCTGCGTCTGGTAAATCCAGAGCGCTGATGTTTATCGCACTTGACAAACTGAGAACCGGACAAGTCAAAAAAGTAATAGTCGCAGTGCCGGAACGCTCAATTGGAAAATCCTTTCTTTCAACGGCGCTTGCCAAGTACGGCTTTCACAGCGACTGGGTTCTTAAGGAAAAATATAATCTGTGCGTTCTAGGTGGGGAAAATAGTAAGATAGCGATGTTTCAAAAGTTCATGAACTCAGATGATCAAATTTTGCTCTGTACTCATGCTACGCTACGCTTCGCCTTCGACAAAATCGGTGCGCCGAAATTTAGCAACTGTCTTGTAGCAATTGACGAATTTCATCATGTCTCTGCAGATTATGAAAGTAAACTAGGCGAGCTTGTCCGTTCACTGATGGCACAAGGGAATGTGCATATTCTTGCAATGACTGGTTCCTATTTCCGCGGAGATGGCGTTCCTGTGCTAATGTATGAGGACGAGGCAAAGTTCCACAAAGTCACATACAACTATTATGAACAACTCAACGGTTACAAATATCTGAAGTCATTGGGGATCGGCTTCCATTTTTATACCGGTAAATATACTTCGGCCATCATGGAAGTGCTTGATACAGATAAGAAAACAATTCTCCATATCCCAAACGTCAATTCAGGGGAATCCACTAAAGATAAATACATTGAGGTTGACACAATCATTGATGCAATAGGCGCAGTAGACCATGTTGACCCGAATACCAATATCATTTATGTAACTAGGAAGACGGATGGGAAAATTATCAAGGTGGCGGATTTAGTAAATGACAACCCAGTGGAACGTGAAAAGGTTATTGAATATCTGCGTAATGTTAAAAATGTAGATGACGTAGATTTGATTATAGCACTCGGCATGGCCAAGGAAGGCTTTGATTGGCCTTTTTGTGAACACGCTCTTACAGTCGGCTATAGAGGATCTTTGACCGAAATCATTCAGATTATTGGGCGCTGCACAAGAGATAGTGAAAACAAGTCACATGCCCAGTTTACGAATCTTATTGCTGAACCAGATGCGGAGCGAGAAGAGGTTGTAGATGCTGTTAACAATATTCTCAAAGCAATTACCGCTTCTTTACTCATGGAGCAGGTTCTCGCTCCGAGCTTCAATTTCAAGCCGAAAGCACCGGAAGGCTCGGATGAAGAAAGAAGCGATGACAAGCATACGATTCGCGTCGGTGGAATGCGCAAGCCTTCAACGGAGAACGTTAAAAACATTCTGATTTCGGATTTGACTGACCTTAAGGCACATATTTTGCAGGATCCGGAAATTGAGAAAGCAATGAGTGGTGTGGTTGACCCAGAAGTTATTAACAAAGTTTTGATTCCTAAAATTATTATGACTCGTTATCCACATCTGTCAGGAGAGGAAGTCGAAGAGGTACGGGAACATCTTGTAACGGATTTGGTGATTCGAGGTTCGGAGATAAAGACTCAAGGAAGTCACAAGTTTATAGACATGAGCGGCAAGTTCATCAATCTCGATGAGCTAAATATTGACCTCATTGACTCTATTAATCCGTTCCAGCGGGCATTCGAGGTAATTTCAAAAAAACTAACGCCAAAAGTTCTGAAATCTGTCCAGGAATGCATAGCCGCTTTTAAGGTTAACATGACTGATGATGAAGCAATTATACTTTGGCCAAAGATTCAAGAATTCGTCCGGGTAACTAGAAGACACCCTTCTCTGGATGCGCTTGATCCCAAAGAAAGACGCTTGGCGGAAGCACTTGTATACTTGCGGCAATTAAAGAGGACTCAAAAAGATGAATGACCAAGAAAAGAAAGCTAAGCTCTCAAAAATATTTGCAAGTGACACGTTTGGCCTGCTTGACATAGAAGAAAAGAAATCGAAACCATCAAATTCTAGAAATTCCCGATTAATAGATAACTTTGCAGAAATCTCCGAATTTTATGAAGCCCATAATCGAGAACCAGAATTTGGGGATGATATTGGCGAATATATGTTAGCAGCAAGACTTAAAGCATTGCGTGATGACCCTGCCAAAGTAAAGGTACTGCTTCCTTACGATTACTACAACCTGCTCAAATCCGAGGAAACAAAATCTGTACCAGTAGAAGATTTGATTGGTGATGATCCACTCGGGCTACTCGACACTGACGAGGAGGGAGACAGCATTTACAGACTATCCCATGTAAAACCCTCAGATAGGTTACGACCAGATTATATTGCTCACAGAAAGATTTGCAGGGACTTTGACCAATATGAGCCTGCATTTCAAAAAATACATGATGATTTGGCAAATCGGCGCAGACAGCTCATCGAGTTCAAGGAGGGTGATTTACGAGAGGGAGCCTATTACGTTCTTCGGGGCGTTGTTCTGTACTTAGAAAAAAGCAATGCTGTAGACAAAAGAATGGATTATAAAAGTGGGCAAAAAATACGGCATGATGGACGCACTCGATGCATCTTTGATAATGGAACGGAATCTTCCATGCTCTATCGCTCTCTTAGTAAAGCTCTGAAGATTGATGGCTTCTCCATCAGTGACCTGATTGAGAAGCCAAGAGATAATATGACAATAGATTCATCTGATGTACAGAACGGTTATATCTACGTTCTGCGTAGCTTAAGCCGTTCCCCTCAGATTCGCAGTATGCGAAATCTATACAAAATCGGCTATTGCTCTGGAGACGTGACTGACCGAATAAAAAACGCTGCTCGCGAACCAACATATCTCATGAGTGATGTAGAAGTCATTTTGACTGTTCGTTGCTACAATCTACGCGTCTCATATCTTGAGGCTTGTATCCACGATTTCTTCCGAGACGTAAATGTGTACTTCGAAATTCGCGATAATCAAGGTGTTCTTCACTATCCTAAAGAGTGGTTTCAAGTACCGCTCAATATCATTGAACAAGCAATACCACTGATTGTCGAAAATAAGATAAGTGCATATAGGTACGACAAGAATATGCAGATGATTGTGCAGAAAAAAGTAAACGATTGACAACAGCTTTTTAATAAAGCTGAAATCAAAAAGGAAAATTTGATATGAGTCGTGTAGATGAAGTTGCCAAGATTCTGGGCTGTACCGGAAGCAATGTGTGCTACCTGCTTAGAGGAGGGCGAATCAAAGGTACCAAGACCAAAGCAGGATGGATTGTGACTGATGAAGCCATCCAGAAATACCTGACTTCGCCTCCACGGAAGCCCTCAAAACCGCCAAAGCATAAGCTGCATAAGGGGCAGCGGTTTGGCTACTGGACAGTCTTGGACCCGGAACTAACTAAAACCGCATCAGGCCAATCGCAGGTCCTTTGCCAGTGTGTATGCGGCAATATCAAAAAAGTTCTCCTTTTTTCCCTGCTTCGAGGGCGCAGTAAGTCCTGCGGGTGCCGGAGGACAGAAAAGCCCAGCCCGGAGCAATTGGAAGGCCGGAACAGGGGACAGGCCCTTATGCGTCAAATTCACGATGCAGGCCTGGCTCCCAGATACTTGGGTAAAGAGGCTAATCGAAACAACAGCACCGGGCATATAGGTGTCTGCTGGCGTGAAAGTCTTCATAAATTTTACGCCTACATTATGGTCAATCGAAAGCAGATTTCATTGGGGCTCTATGAAAAGCTGGATGATGCGATAGCTGCTCGAAAAGCTGGGGAAGAGAAATACTTCAAATCCCGACAGGAGAAAGTAGAGGAAGTCAAAAGAGGAACGTCGAAATGACGAACCTCTTTTTTTATGCCCTTAAATAACTGAACATTTCGTGGACTAGGAAGTAGGAGGTACTACTTATGAACGAAACACAGAAGAAAATGCTCAGTGGATTAAGGGAACAGGGCCTGGGGTATATGAAGATTGCTAGGGCCATAGGCGTGTCGGTGAATACTGTAAAATCCTTCTGCAAGCGCCATGCAATCCAGGCAAAGAACGGTTACTGCCTTTACTGCGGGAAGCCTTTGCAGCAGGTGAAAGGCGGACGGGAGAGGAAGTTCTGTGATGACAAATGCCGGATGAACTGGTGGAATTCACACAGGGAGCTGGTGCAGCATCAGAATGCCAGGGAAGTGGTTTGCCCGAACTGCCATAAGTTGTTCACAGTTACTGGTCGAAGGCAAAGAAAATACTGCTGCCATAAATGCTATGTGGAAGCGAGGTTTGGTCATCATGAGCCTTAAAGAAGAAGGAACCTACCTTGCCACCATGAATCTAGCGAAGAAGCTTCTGGCCCTAGGGCTTATCACACGGAAGGAATACCGTCAGTTCAAAGAGCAGATGGAAGAAAAGTACAGACCTAAGATAAGCATGATATTTATCGATGATTGACTTGCTATTATGTACCTTTAGAGTGATATATATATACACAAGAAAAGGGGAAACACCCCGAAGAAAGAGAGGAAAACAAAATGATGAAAAAGATTGCAAAGTTCTATGAAAGATACCTAGACCTGGAAAAGAGATTCAACGAGGCCGAAAAGGCAAAAGACGAAAAAGGCATGGAAGCCTGCAGGGAAGGTTACCAGGAACTGCTCCAGGAGGTTCGGGCCGAAGGGGAAGACTTCAGCAACATGATGCGGCTTTACACCGAAATGAAGCAGCGCGGCAACAAGCTCTTGGACGTAAGCGGCTCCTACACGGAACCAGAAAGAATCATCCAGATGTTCAAAAAGTTCGGGGTGACAGAATTCACCTTCTCCTCCAACTGGACCAACGCCATGAACACCGCTTGGGCCTTCACGAAAATGGGCTGCAGCCTGAAAGGTATGGTTGAAATCTACAGCGATAACAAAAAGTTCATGGGCAACGAATACGAAAAAGGGCCAGCCTTCCTTTTCACACTTTAATAAAAAGAGAGCCTTTGATAGGCTCTTTTTTCGTGCCTTAAAAAGCTGAATATTTCGTGGACTAGTAAGTGAGAAGTACTTGCTATTATCGGCGGCTAGAGTGATTGATACGTAAGGAGGTTATGACGATGAAAATAATACGAAAACTCCAGAACTTCACACCAAACCTTCACTTGAAACGGGTGGCAGCCTATGCCCGCGTATCGGTTGATACTGATCGGACGGAGCGGTCTTTTTCCACCCAGGTAAGCTACTTTAGCAACCTTATTCAGTCCAACCCAGAATGGATTTATGCCGGCGTGTATTCGGACTTAGGAATTTCAGGCACCAGTATGGAGAAACGTCAAGGTTTCCGGCGGATGATTGCGGATGCGGAGGCAGGGAAGATAGATATCATTTTGACGAAATCTATCCAGCGCTTCGCCCGGAATACAGTTGACCTACTCCATACAGTCCGCCACCTGAAAGAAATCGGAGTAGAGGTCCGATTTGAAAAAGAGCATATCAATTCGATGAGCGGTGACGGGGAGTTGATGCTAACCATTTTGGCTTCCTTCGCGCAGGCGGAAAGCCAGAATATGAGTACCAACATCCGCTGGGCCTTCAAGAAAAAGAATGAGCAGGGCATACCAAACCAGCACTTTATTGTTTACGGATACCGCTGGGAGGGTGACACCCTGGTTCCTTTTCCGCCGGAAGCCAAAGTGGTGAAAAGCATCTACGCATCCTTCCTTCAAGGTAAATCGCTGCAAAAAATAGTAGACAGCTTGAAAGCTGCGGGGGTGAAGAGCTTTTATGGCAATCCGGCCTTCCAGCGGAAAACCATATCTAACATCCTGCAGAACAGTATCTACACTGGAGAGATGCTTCTCCAGAAAAGCTATACGGTAAGTCCCTTGACAAAGCAGCGGAAGAAAAACGAAGGGGAACTACCCAAATACATGGTGGCTGATGACCATGAAGCCATTATTGATAAAGCAACCTTCGACCGGGTGCAAGCATTGATCACAGAAAAGAAGGAGAAAGGTGTATGGGCTAATAAAGCCCTTCATCTGACCTGCTTTACGGGAAAACTGAAAGACCCATTCTCAAAGAAGAGTTATCTCCGTCACCCCAGGAAGAATGGAGCGGTTTATTGGGAGAGCCAGGGAGAAGTCAAAGGTTCTATCCGGGAGGAGACTCTTAAGAAAATCTCTGCAGAGACTCTGGGGGTCATAAATTTTGATGAAAATATTTTCCTGGAGAGGGTTGACCACATTGAGATTCCGCGGCCGCATACGCTACTGTTCTTTTTCAAGGATGGGACGACAGCTTCAAGGACATGGGAGGATTTACCTTTCACAGCGCCCTGGACAGAGGAACGAAAACAGAAGCTTCAAGAAAGGAACCGAAGCCGGGCCAAGTATCCGTTCAGCGGGAAGCTGTATTGCTCTCAGTGCGGCAGCTTTCTGATTCACGGCCTTACCCGAAAAACAAAAAGGCCCTATTGGTTTTGTCGACGCTGCTGCGGCTACTCTATACCAGAAGAAAAGCTGGAGATGGCTGCAGCAGAGTTTATGAAAATTCCGGCTTTTGATGGAGATGTTTTCCGGCGGCAAATAGAGTGCATTAAGGTGCCACCAGATGGAGACTTTATTTTTATACCTTATATAGGAGGATAAATGCTGCACAAAGTAGTAACAATTCCGGCATCGGGCAGGTGCTTTAGTGAGCAGCCGATTGATAGCCGGAAGAAACGGAGAGTGGCAGGGTACGCAAGGGTTTCAACGGATAACCCAGAGCAGCTTACCAGCTACGAGTCCCAGGTTAAGTATTACACCAGCTACATTAATGGCCGTAGTGATTGGGAGTTTGCAGGTATGTATACTGATGAAGGTATATCAGCCACGAACACTAAACACCGCAGCGGGTTTAAGAAAATGGTATCTGATGCTTTAGCTGGGAAGATTGACCTTATTGTTACCAAATCAGTAAGCCGTTTTGCCAGAAATACAGTAGACTCTTTGACAACAGTAAGGAAACTTAAGGAAAAAGGAATCGAGATTTATTTTGAAAAGGAAAACATCTGGACCTTGGACTCCAAAGGGGAACTCCTTATCACCATTATGTCCTCCCTGGCTCAGGAGGAAAGTCGCAGCATTTCAGAAAACGTGAAGTGGGGGAAACGTAAGCGTTTTGCAGAAGGAAAGGGAAGCCTGGCCTATAGTCATTTCCTGGGTTATAAACGGGGCCCTAATGGAGCGATGGTGATTAATCGGAAGGAAGCCGAAGTCGTGAAAATGATATACAGGCTCTACCTTACCGGCCGGTCCTTCTGTGCTATTGCAGATGAACTTATGAAAAGAGAAATCCCTGCGCCGGCCGGCGGGGCTAAGTGGCACCCTTCGACCATCCAGAGTATCTTGAAGAATGAAAAATATAAAGGAGATTCCCTTCTGCAGAAGAAGTTTGTAGTGGACTTCCTGTCTAAGAGAATGAAAAAGAATGAAGGAGAAATACCTCAGTACTATGTGGAGAATGACCATGAAGCCATCATTAGTCCAGAGGTTTTCGACCTGGTGCAAGCTGAAATGAAAAAGAGGCATTCCTGCCGCAGGGGCAGATATAGTGGAGTAAACCTGTTCTCATCCAAGATTCGCTGTGGCGATTGCGGTTCCTGGTTTGGATCTAAGGTATGGCATTCAAACGACAAGTATAGAAAAGTAATCTTCCAGTGCAATGAAAAATTCAAGAATGGTTGCCATACGCCAACTATCTCAGAAGATGAGATTAAAGATCTCTTCGTACTGGCCGCCGGAAAGCTTCTGGATAATAAGGAGAAAATAATTTCTAATATAAAGGTACTGCTTGATTGCGTAGACGACCTTTCAGAGAAGATACGACAGGCAGAGACGGTGGTAGAACAGAAGCTAGAGGAAATTCAGCGTTACGTCGCTTACAACAGTCAGGTGGCGTTGGACCAGGCGGAGTACCAAAAGAACTATGAGGCGCTGGTGGGAAAGTATGAAGAGGCAAAAGGTGAGTATGACAAGTTGCAGGAAGTGGCGGCTAAAAAGAGTAATAGAAGGCAGGAACTCATCAAATTCATAGCTACCCTGGAGCAGGCAGACCAGGTGATTTCCTTTGAACCTGGATTATGGACACTTTTGGTGGACCATGTAACCGTTTATAGAAAGGATGATGTCCGATTTACCTTTAAAGACGGAACGGAAATAAAGGTTGGAGAATAGAAACGGCTCCTCTTAATTGAGGGGCTTTTTTATTGTCCAGATATGATACACTATACAAAGAGTTACTTTGCGGGCTTTTTCATCTGGGGAATATTTGTGAACACTGGAGGAAGGCGCATGAGTTTTCCTATTGTAGAAATTTGTGAGGAAACGACCGAGAAGGCTTGGGTAGATGTTGACGTTAATGCTTTTGACGACAAGAGTAATCTACTTATTCTTAAAGAAAACTACTCCACACTGCTATTTCATTTATTAGTATTTTATTGCTTTGAGCATAAGCTGTTTTCAATCTATCCAAAGAATCTTAGAGAAAGACTTAAGCTCTATGAACAGCGAAGATATATGGCGTCAAGTTTTGCGCAGTTTGAAATACTTGGTCATGAGGCTAGCCATTTGTATGAGAGTCTTGAGGGTAAGAGACCGATTGATATAGATGATATGATTTTTTCAGTGAAAGACAGGTATCGAGAAACTGATAATTACCAGAAAGTTGTCCGTCCGAGACTACTCTTTTATCTTAAAGACATTCGTGATTTGCTGGCTTTACTGGCTTGAAATCCCCGATGGCATCGTCGGTTTCTAGGCGGGTGCATTTTGGGGAGAAACCGTTGAATTGTATCATTTTCGTCGTTCTAACCGATGATGTCTATACAACCGGCGCTACCATGGAAGCGGCTGCTCACGAGCTCAAACTGGGCGGTGCAGAGAAGGTAGTCGGAATGACAATTGCCAGCGGAGCCATATAG